GCCAGCGCGTCACGCTCGACATATAGGCGCGCTGCGGCTTTGGTCAGCGCATCGTCAAGCGTGGCGCCGTTGCCGGTCAGCCACTGCACAAAATCAATTGCTTCGGTCATTGGGTTGTATGTCATGGTTTTGGTCCTTTAGATTGAGTGGCCGGCTTGCACCGGCCTTCGGTTTTTAGTACGCCACCAGGCAATGGTTTTCGGTGTAGAACTTATGCGATAAGTTCTGCTCCTTGATCACGGCCAGACTCACTCTAGTGTCGCTGGCCGTGCCGGCGCGCTGGATTGTGGCCAGTGTGCGGCATGCGACGTCGACGGCGCTAGCGTCGCCAGTAGCGAGCCAGGCCAAGGCTTTGTTCAATTCGCGAGTGTTTGCTTTGTTCATGTTGCGGGTCCTTTGCTGTTGATAACTGTAGTGTAAACGATTTTGTTGCACTTGAGCGGGTTTATTTTTCTTACCCTCTCACATATATAGCATAAGAGAATCGTGCCAGTTGCCGTAAGTGATTGATTTACATAGCCCCTCCAAAACCCTATGTAAACGATATTGTTACAGTTTGTGGGCAATGTGGACGTTTTTGTGGGTGCTGGGTTTTGGCGTGATTGTCCATGTGGCGCTCATAGGGGAAACTGGGCTCTGTGGACAATGTGGACAATAGAAAGGATATAAGTTTAGAAAGTAAAAGTGTATACAATAACTGTATACAGTGGCATAGCCGTGCGATTTAAAACGACTGTCCAAAGTGCCCACATTGTCCACACTTTGCACCCACGCCGACAGCCCCCACGCCCACGCAAACGCATCATGGACATTGTGGACAACTACCCAACGCATAGTCCACATTGTCCATACTCTGCTCCTTAATCGATAGCACTCTGCTCCTTAATCGATAGCACGCATCAAGCCGCATCGATGCCTGTGGACTAATCCACATTGTCCACGCCCTGACTGGCGCTAAACATGTGAGTGAGTGCTGACTAACCAGGTGCATGTTAGTGAGTGCTCACATTTATTGGGCAGGGGGGTGGGGGGTGGGAGGGCCGACGACAGGGCCAGCCGGTGACGTAGGGGCCACAAACAAAATTTTTTTTAATGTAAACTTGAGCGACACGCAAACCGTGGCTGGAGAATCCATGTTTCACTCACTGCCCTACGCGCCCCGCGAAGTCAAAGCGACTGAGGCGCGCCTCAACGCCATCTACGACGCCGCCAAGCTGGGCCTTAAAGGTGACTCGTTGGCCTTGGCCGCGGGGATGCTGCCACAAGAATACCGGCAACTGTGCCAACTCGACCCTATCGCAGAGATGGCGGCGATGAAGGGCCGCGCCGATGGCGAGATCACAGCGTCCAAGCAACTGCACCAAGCCGCCGCCGAAGGCGACGCCAAAGCCAGTCTGGCTATCTTGCAGCACGTTCACGGCTGGGTCGCCAAGCAGGCGATCACCATCGACGTGGATCAGCGCATCAGCATCACCGCCGCGCTAGCCGAAGCCGAGCGCCGCGTTATAGACGTAATTGCACATGACATATCTGATCGCAGTATTACTGTTCCTATGGATACTAAGCAAACTCTAAATGCAGACCACTAAATACAGCGCAAGCGATGAACAAGAGTTAATGGCGCGGCTGTGGAGTCCGGCCATCAAGGACAACCCGCTGGCGTTCGTTATGCTGTTGTTCCCGTGGGGCGTCAAGGGCACGCCGTTGGAACACTTCAGTGGGCCGCGCAAATGGCAGCGCGAGGTGCTGCAAGACATAGCGGCGCACATCAAGCAGAACAACGGCAAGGTTGACTTCGACACGCTAAGAGAAGCGGTCGCGTCAGGCCGAGGGATCGGTAAGTCGGCGTTGGTCTCATGGCTGGTCATCTGGATGTTGTCCACGCGGATAGGCTCGACCACCATCGTGTCGGCCAACAGTGAGTCGCAGTTGCGTAAGGTGACCTGGGCCGAGATCACCAAGTGGCTGGCGATGGGGCTAAACAGCCACTGGTTCGAGGTATCAGCTACCAGTTTGCAGCCGGCCAAGTGGCTGACCGAGTTGGTCGAGCGCGACCTGCGTAAGGGCACCAGATACTGGGGCGTTGAGGGGCGGCTGTGGTCGGCTGAGAACCCAGACGCCTTTGCGGGTGTCCACAACATGGACGGTGTGCTGGTCATCTTCGACGAGGCCAGCGGTATTGACGACGCCATCTGGGCGGTGACGGCGGGCTTCTTTACAGAAAACACGCCCAATCGGTTCTGGTTTGCGTTTTCTAATCCGCGCCGTAACACGGGGTACTTCTACGAGACTTTTCACTCCAAACGCGACTTTTGGGACACGAAGGTGGTGGACGCCAGGACAGTCGAGGGGACGGACAAGGCGGTCTACCAGCAGATCATCGACGAGTACGGGCCAGACTCAAGTCAGGCGCACGTCGAGGTGTACGGTCAGTTCCCAAGCGCGGGCGACGACCAGTTCATCGGGGCCAATACGGTCGATGAGGCCATGAAGCGGGAGAAGTACAAGGACCAGTCAGCGCCTATAGTGATCGGGGTCGATCCCGCACGGTTCGGGGCGGACGCCACGGTGATCGCCGTGCGGCAGGGGCGGGACATTGTGAAGATTATCCGGCACAGGGGCGACGACACCATGACGGTGGTGGGGTATGTGATCGAGGCAATCGAGGAATTTAAGCCCGCGCTGGTGGTAATCGACGAGGGTGGGCTGGGGGCGGGCATCGTGGACCGGCTCAAAGAGCAGCGGTACAAGATCAAGGGCGTGAACTTCGGCAACAAGGCCAAAAACCCGATTATGTACGGCAATATGAGGGCGCAGATGTGGGGTGACATGCGGGAATGGCTGAAAACAGCCAGTATTCCGCATGATCGGTTCTTGAAAAGCGACTTAATTTCGCCTATGATGAAGCCAGATTCACGGGGTACGATCTTTTTGGAGTCGAAAAAAGACATGAAAGCGCGTGGTTTGGCCTCACCGGACGCTGCCGACGCTATAGCAGTGACGTTTGCGTTCCCCGTGGCGCACAGAGAGTACAATGCGCGAACAACCACCCGCAGGGTCTACTCAGACGTTACGGCCAACACATCTTGGATGGGAAGCTAGCATGCCACTCGTTAAATCCAAATCACCCGAAGCCTTCCGTAAAAACGTCAAGGCTGAAGTGGCTGCCGGCAAGCCGGTGAAGCAAGCGGTCGCAATCGCTTACTCGGTCAAGCGTGAAGCCGCGAAACCAGCAAAGAAAAAATAATGATGTCTCGTGCGGACGCGCAAGCCAACAACTTACCGAGGTATTTTACTGGCGTAGCGTGCAAGCACGGGCATGTGGCGGAACGATACACAGCCAACAAAAGTTGCTGCGAATGCGCGAACGCTACCGCGAACGCAACAAAAGCCAAAGATAAAGCTCGCTATGTTGCAACGTCTGTGGCTTGGGGGCGGCGCAACCCTAACAAAATGGCGCAATACCAACGCACAAAAAATGCAAAGCGTCCCGGTCAGCGCAATTTGTGGACAATGAACTATCGAACCGCTAAAGCTGAGAGGATGCCTCAATGGCTAAACATTGGCGAAAAGTTTGAAATGGAATGCGTTTACAGCTATTGTTCAGCACTTCGCAGTGCGGGATTAGACTACCATGTTGACCACGTTGTCCCGCTTCGCGGCGAAACAGTATCTGGTTTCCATGTGCCTTGGAATTTGCAAGTGCTACCGGGACGCGATAACATGAGCAAAGGAAATACATTTAATGGCTGATCAAACGGGAATTATCGCCGCAGCGGCGGTTGCTGTCGGAGGCTCTGCCAAAGCCAAGAGTAACGCAGATGTGTTGGCGGTAGCGCGCGCGCGTTTAGATATGGCCATGTCAGCGCTATCGGAATCTCGGGAGAATGAGATTGACGACTTAAAGTTTTATGCCGGAAGTCCTGACAACGCGTGGCAGTGGCCGGCTGATGTGCTGGCGACACGCGGCGCGGTGCAAGGCCAAACGATCAACGCACGGCCATGCCTGACCATTAACAAGCTGCCGCAGCACGTTCGTCAAGTGACCAACGACATGCGGCAGAACCGACCAGGTGCCAAGGTCATCCCCGTAGACGACAAGGCCGACGTTAAAGTCGCCGAGATTTTCAACGGCATGATTCGGCACATCGAGTACATCTCTGACGCTGACGTGGCCTACGACACCGCCTGCGAAAACCAAGTCGCCTACGGTGAAGGCTACATCCGCCTGCTGACGGAGTACTGCGACGACGACACGTTTGACCAAGACATCAAGATTGGCCGTGTTCGCAACTCGTTTTCGGTCTACATGGACCCGACGATCCAAGACCCGACTGGCGCAGACGCCGAGTACTGCTTTGTCACCGAAGACGTGTCCAGAGAAGACTACGAGCGCATGTACCCGAACGCAGCGCCTATCACGACGCTGCAATCTTTGGGTGTGGGCGATCAGTCAATCAGCAACTGGCTGAACGAAGACACAATCCGCATCGCTGACTACTACTACGTTGACTACGACCGCGCTACGCTGAACATGTACACGGACAACGCCACAGCTTTTGAGGGCACGCCCGAAGACAAGATGCTGCGGGCTACCTACGGCAAACCCAAGCGCTCGCGTGAGTCTGACCGCCGTCGTATCCGGTACTGCAAGATCAACGGCTACGAAATCCTTGAGCAAAACGAGTGGGCGGGCAAGTACATCCCCGTGATCCGCATCGTCGGCAACGAGTTTGAAGTTGACGGTCGCCTGTACGTGTCGGGCCTTGTGCGTAACGCCAAAGACGCGCAGCGCATGTACAACTACTGGGTGTCGCAAGAGGCCGAGATGCTGGCCTTGGCCCCTAAAGCACCGTTTATCGGCTACGGCGGCCAGTTCGAAGGCTACGAAGACAAGTGGAAGACCGCCAACACGACCAACTGGCCGTATTTGGAGGTCAATCCAGACGTTACAGACGGTCAAGGCGCTGCCCTGCCACTACCCCAGCGGGCACAGCCCCCGATGGCCTCCAGCGGCCTCCTGCAAGCCAAGGCGGGCGCGTCTGAGGACATCAAGTCCACAACGGGCCAGTACAACGCCAGTTTGGGCCAAGGCGGCAACGAACGCTCTGGAAAAGCCATTCTTGCGCGTCAGCGTGAGGGTGATGTTGGCACGTACCACTACGGCGACAACTTGGCTCGCGGTGTGCGTCACATAGCACGCCAGTTGGTCGATCTGATCCCTAAGATTTACGACACTCAGCGTATTGCCCGAACCATTGGTGAAGACGGCGAGACACAGATGGCGAAAATCGACCCCGAGCAACCAATGCCGGTGCGGCAAATCCGCAACGCTGACAACATCGTGATCGACACGATCTACAACCCCGGCGTGGGCAAGTACGACGTGGTGGCGACCACGGGGCCGGGCTACGCAACCAAGCGCCAAGAGGCACTGGAAGCGATGGGCCAGTTGCTGCAAGGCAACCCCCAGTTGTGGGCTGTGGCCGGCGATCTGTTCGTCAAGAACATGGACTGGCCTGGCGCTCAGGAAATGGCAAAACGCTTTGCCAAGACCATTGATCCCAAGTTCCTCAGTGACGGCGAAGACAATCCGGAACTGCAAGCCGCACAGCAGCAGCTTCAAGCGATGGCCCAGCAGATGGACCAGATGGCCGGTATGCTGGACAACGTGCAGAACTCTGAGATTGTCCGCACCAATGAGATTAAAGAGTTTGAAGCAATGATCAAAGCATACGCTGCCGAGACACAGCGCATCAGCGCAGTGCAGGCGGGCATGACCGAGCAACAGATTCAAGACATCGCAATGGGTGTGGTTGCGGCTGCAATGGAGTCTAATGACATGATTGGCGGCATTCCTGAGATGCGTGAGCCTGAACAGCCGCAGGAAATAATGCAGCAGCCCCCAATGGAAGGAATGGCACAATGACCCCCGCAAATTTTGTAGGCACTCTGTTTTTGGCCCGCGACGTGGCCCATTCGGTGCATCTAAACACCCGCAGCTTTGCCAAACACTCTGCCTTGCAGACGTTCTACGATGAGATCGTAGACTTGGCCGACAAGTTTGCCGAAGCGTACCAAGGCAGGCACGGCCTGATCGGGCCAATCGGTCTGATGAGCGCCAAGAAAACCAACAACATCGTCGAGTTTTTGCAGGACTCAATGACCGAGCTTGAGGGCTGCCGGTACGAGGTGTGCGACAAGACCGACACACCGATTCAGAACATCATCGACGAGATCATTGGCCTGTACCTGTCTACGCTGTACAAACTGAAGTTTTTAGCATGACCACCCCGTACATTTCGCAAACCCAGTACGGCAAGTACGAAGATTTCAATCTTCAAGTCGCCCGTGGGCAAATTCAGGGGCATAAAACGCTGTTTAAGTTTGGCAACAACCCAGACAGCAACGGCGCGCTAGAAACCGTTTGGTCCCACAGTTCGCTGTATGTGTACCCACCGTCAGCCATAGCAATGAAGGTGTCCAGCACCAGCGCTAACGACGCTGCTTCGGGTACGGGCGCACAAACGATACGGGTCGAGGGGCTAAACGCAACGTATAACGAAGTGAGCGAGCTTGTTACACTTAACGGCCAAACCCCCGTCCTAACAACCAATGTTTTTATCCGCGTTTTTCGGTCTTTTGTAGTCACTGCGGGGAATACTAATACCGCCGCCGGTACGATTTATATCGGCGACGGCGTTGTAACCGCAGGTGTACCAGCAACGGTCTACGCAGAAATCCAGTTTGGGGAAAATCAAACGTTGATGGCATTGTGGACGGTACCGGCGGGATACACTTTGTATGTATCCCGTACATCGTTTAGCGCGGCGTCTAATAACGCTGCTCAGTATGTACTCGGTAAACTTATGGCGCGACCGTTTGGTGGTGTATTTAGGAATGTTGCTGACGTAACGGCTAACAGTAATTCAATACAATATGATTTTGAAGTGCCGTTAGCCGTGCGGGAAAAGACGGATATTGAGGCGCGTGTCATTGCCTTGGCGGGCACCAATTTTTACATCACCGCTTCGTTTGAGGGCATCTACATCAAAAACGAAACGGGGTACTGATCATGGTATATTTAAGGCATAAGGAGCCATCATGGAACTTTTGAACCCTCTAGCCGACGGGGTGTTTCCCGCAGCAACGGTTGCGTACACGGGCACGGCTGGATCGACTTCTACATGGGCTGCCGGCCCGCAAGGCGTTGTGGTCTGGTCAACGACCCCCGCTTACGTTGTTGTTGGCGAAGGCGTCACAGCCACCACTGCAAGCACCCCCATCCCCGCTTTTACACCTATCCCTTTCGTCGTGCCTGGTGGCACGGGTGCCCCTTGGCGCGTTAGCGCTATCCAAGTGTCAGCGGGCGGGTCAATTTACTGCAAAGCGGTAAACATTCGATGAGTTTCGGTGTTGCGCTCAGAAACGCGGTGTCAATCGGGCTTGGCGGCATCGCCACGCTATTTTCAGGCACGATTGACGCCAGCTTGACAGTGGATAATCTGCTGGCAGAATCTGGGGCAAACCTTGTGCAAGAAAATGGCGACTATATCCTTTTGGAGTGATTAAATGGCTGACTTAAAAATTTCCCAGTTGCCACCGGCATCGGTCCCCCTTGCAGGCACTGAAGTCCTGCCAATCGTCCAAGGCGGCTCCACGGTTCAAGTGGCCGTTAGCAACCTAATCCCCGCCAACAGCGACCCGACTTTTAACTCGGTCAAGGCGCTTACATTTGACACCAACGTAGCTGCTGCCGGCGTGACGCTGGTCGGCACCACGCTGTCGGCTGATGGCACAGACACCAACATCGACATTAGCGTCACGCCTAAAGGCACTGGCGCGGTCAACATGTCCGACACGATCCTGCGCCGGTCGATGTTCAAAGACACTGGCTACACCTATTTCAACAGCGGCACAACCAGCGCTCTGGACTACACCAACGGCTCTCAGCAGCGCTGGGCACCTAGCGGCACAGTCAGTTTGACAACTACAAATTGGCCGCCTTCGGGTAACTTGGGCGAGTTGTTCGTTGAAGGCATCAACCTTGGCGCAGCTACGATCACTTGGCCTACGATCAACTGGATCACCTCTACGGGTGCCACCACAACCACTTTTGCCAGCAACGGCGTGACGCTGCAAGCCAGCGGCACTGACTGGTTCTTGTTGTGGACCCGTGATGCGGGCACCACTATTTACGGCAAGTTTGTCCGTTAAGGCGCAGATATGACTATGCTTGCACAATTCGCGGCGGCTGGCGGCGGTGCTTTACCCGCGTACATCGAAGATGTTTTTTCCACGTTTTTGTACACAGGCACGGGCGCTACGCAGACCATCACCAACGGCATTGATCTAGCGGGTGAGGGTGGGTTGGTTTGGACAAAGGCAAGAGATATTGCTATTACTCATTGGCTTGTTGACAATGCAAGAGGCATATCCAAAGGACTCGTAACAAATACAACTGCTGCTGAAGTGACTGACGCAACCGAAGTAACCTCATTTAATTCAAATGGGTACTCAATAGGCATAAGTAATAATAATAAAACAAATTACAGCCCGTACAACTACGTCTCATGGACCTTCCGCAAGCAGCCGAAGTTCTTTGATGTTGTGACATGGACTGGAAATGGTGTTGACCCCACGAATATTCCGCATAACTTGGGAAGCGTTCCGGGTTGTATTATTATCAAATGCACAAGCACTGGCGCAACTGATTGGTTTGTGTATCATCGCTCGCTTGGTAACTCACAGTCATTAAATCTGAATCAAACCGCAGCCGCAGAAACAGGCACTGCAATCTGGGGCACAACAACCCCAACAAGCACAGTGTTCACTGTCGGCAACATCAACGCCAATACAAATGGCCGCACCTACGTAGCCTACCTCTTCGCTCATGACGCAGGAGGCTTCGGCTTGTCTGGTACGGAGAATGTGATTTCGTGTGGGTTAGCCACTGTTGCTTCAGCAAATGCGGTCGTTACTTTGGGGTGGGAACCGCAATATGTTTTGTATAAACAATCTGACGGTGTTGGCGCATGGAGCATTATTGATTCCATGCGTGGCCTAACCGCTAATCAAGTTGCCAACAACTCAAGAGTTTTATTTGCAAACAACAGCAACGCAGAAGAAACAAATAACGGGCCTGCTCTTACATCAACCGGCTTCGTGCTGCCGTATGCTGGAGGCGGGGCGCATGGAAACGGCAACTACATCTACATAGCAATCCGCCGTGGCCCGATGAAAGTGCCTACGGATGGGACTACGGTGTTTAGTCCTATAGCTTCTTCCGCATCTGCCGGCACGCAACTAACAACTAACTTTCCTGTTGATTTGCAGATGTACGGAAGTCGGGCTGGCGATGCTGCGAACATGACGACAAACGATAGGCTGCGAGGTGTTAGCACAACAAACACAGCGGGCGGTAATTTTATTGTCACTTCTTCTACGGCAGCAGAAACAGGCGGCTCATACACAAGACAATGGGGCAATACTGGATTTGTCATGCCTGCGGGAATTGGAGATACTTCTGGCATTTTCTGGAACTTCCGCCGCGCCCCCAGCTTTTTTGATGAGGTTTGCTATACGGGGACGGGAGTAACAGGCACTCAAACGCATAATTTGAATGCTGTACCAGAAATGTGGATTGTTAAATCTCGCACAACAGTTGCAAGTTGGGCAGTTGGAAGCCCCGCTTTAGGGTCAGCAACTGATGATCGTATATTTTTACAATCTTCTAACCCAAAAAGCGTTACTGCTAATACATGGATAGCACCCACTTCAACCACATTTGGTTTTGGTACAGCGTTCCCCAGTGACAATTTGTTTAATGCCTCAGGGACAAACTACGTAGCTTACCTCTTCGCAACCTGCGCTGGTGTTTCGAAGGTGGGGAATTACACAGGCACGGGCACAACTCAAGCCATCAACTGCGGCTTCACCACGGGCGCGAGGTTTGTTCTCATCAAGCGCACTGACAGCACGGGCGACTGGTATGTCTGGGACAGCGCAAGGGGGATTGTGTCGGGTAATGACCCATACCTGTTGCTCAACAGTACCGCTGCTGAAGTGACCAGCACAGACTACGTGGACACATCGGCAACTGGGTTTGAACTGACTTCAACCGCCCCCGCAGCTATCAATGCCAGCGGTGGGAGCTTCATCTTCTTGGCAATTTCGTAAGGAAATATCATGCAAATCAGAATTAAAGAAACCGGCGCTGTTGTTTTTGAAAGCGAACTGCGCGGCCTGTACCCCAACACCAGCGGGTCACTCGATGACCTGTACGACGTAGTGTTTGAAGGCCCGCAGGCCACTGGCGGCACGGTGTACCAGTACAGCCAGGCAGCGGGCGTCGAGCAGATCGAAGGCAAGTGGTACACCAAGTACATCCTTGGTCCGGTGTTTGCTGACCGCGCTGCGGAAGGTGACCAACCCGCACAGACCGCTGCCGAGCAGGAAGCCGCCTACA